TTCCATGCCAAGATCTTCCTCGTCACCCATGGCATCATCCATGCCAAGCTCTTCCTCACCGCCAAGATCTTCCTCGCCACCGAGGGCATCTTCCTCGTCGCGGGCACCGGGGTACATCTCATTTAGGCGATTATCGCCAATTGGTCTCAAATTTGCCAATTTCATAAATTGGCGAATCTCACCTTCTGTTAATAGTTTTTTACGGGACATAAAGTTCTCTCCTTAATAAAGAATTCCACATATAAGTAGTGCTAAAATTCACAATATCCTCAAATGATCAACAATTTAAATCACTGTTTTTCATTTTTCCTAATGCGACGGTTTCTATCTG